AAAATAACAAATATGATTCAGTTATTCGGGTGCTTAAAGAAAAAGATTACCCTAACATCTATTTCACTGAGGTAGATGAGACACGAGTAGGTTTACCACCTAAGACACGGCGTTATGGTTGGAATACAAATAGCGCGACTAAGTACACGATGTTGACTGAGTTGAAGACGGCGGTTGAGGATGGCTTATTAGAGTTGTCTGATCCCGCTTTAATAGCTGAGTTACGCAGCTATACGAGAGATGATTTAATGGATAGAGATGAGGATGTCCGGCTTACTACCAGACACTTTGACCTTTTGATAGCGCTTGCTATCGCGTGGCAAATGCGGAAGTGGTCGGTAGTGAGTAAGCCTAAGACTAGTGGTTATCAACAGCCAGCGTATGAGAGGACTGGGTTAGAATAATAGATATGAATCAATATACAAAACAGTACCATTCAAAAACTTTATTGTTAGATGAACTAGATAATTTTATTAGTACCTTACCTAGAGTTGGTATGGGTGACTGGGCTGAGATTAAACATTTAGTTGTACATGGTGATTCAGCGACAATTATCTGGGAGCAAGAGTACGGGAGAATAGTAGACTAGATATGGAAAAACGCGATAACTATAACCGTTGTAAACAATGTGGGCTACTATCTGAAGATGCAGCTTGTATACTTGATGAAGTAAAAGGTTATAAGTGTCCAAATGGTTGTGAAGTTAGTTTTGAGCAACCTGAATATGAACCTCCTACTAATCAATGACTAAAATATTATTCGTTCAAAAACGCTGTGAACGCTGTGAACGACTTTTTAATATTCCCAACATAAAAGATAGTAAGGCTAGAGATTTTATTATCCGGTACACTCCTTGCTCTCATTGTTTTTATGATGCCTCTGGCTTAGATACAACTGGAAGATGTCTTGATTGCTCTATTCCTTTTCGATTTGTAGACCATAAAGCTAAGGGGCGTTGTCACCGCTGTTTAATGGCTCATTACCGTAAAAATTCCACAAAAACGCCATAGTTTACTACTATGGCGCTATGACATCTGAATCACAAGTGGAGGATTCTTTATTGGCTCTTGAGTCAAAATATAAAACATTATCAAAGTCACAGTTAGCTGATGAAGCGATACGTATCGCGCGTATGCAGATTATGGCTTGTTTTGAGTTTAAAAAGCCGCGCCTTGCTCAAACTGATAAATTCTATGCGCTTTACGATGGGAAAGTACCAAAGAAATTAAGACAGCTTTTTAATGTACCAATTCCAGTCTTTGCAGGAATGATTGATACTCTTAATGCTCAGTACGATACTGGTATTATTCTTGATTTTAAAGAGGGTGATGCTTCTGATTATTTTAAAGTACAGAAAATCAATGGTGCTTGGCGTAATGAAGTAATGAATACTTCAACGACTAGTAAGTGGGATTCTAAACTACGCATGGCTCGTAAGCATGCGATCATGACTGGTCGCGGTATTATGGAGTATAACGTCACTTCTGATCCAAGCTACAAGTCTGAGTTGAATAACGTCATGCTCAAGAACTTTAACTTCCAGCCGCGTGGTGGTCTTTATTTAGAGAACCACCTTTTCGCTGGTACTGAGGATATTGATAAGACTCGTTCAGAATTGATTGCAGGTGCTCGCGCTGGTATTTATGATAAGGAGCAAGTAGCTAAGCTTATTGAGAGGGCTAGTAGTAATGAGTTTTTACCTGATAGTAGTCAAGATATGGCTGTACGACTAGCTCGTTTTAAGCCGCTCGGACTTGATGCTGATATGCACAGTTATGTTGGTCAAGATGTTTACAAGCTCGCGCAGCAGATTATAGAACTTGATGGACAGCGCTATTATATTCTTTTTCATCCTTGGACCAATATCTGGGTTCGGTTTGATAAATGGAAAGATGTTGATGAATCAGACTTGATGCCGTGGGTTACTTTTGCGACTCATGAAGACGATGAAAACTTTTTGTCTAAGGGTTATGCCGATGACTTATACCCGTCAGCGGATGCCATTATTGCGATGTTTAACCAAGAGCTTACAAACCGTGAGAAGCGTAACTTTGGCGCACGAGCATACGATAAGGATATGTTTACTGACGTGCGTAAGCTTGATGAAGCCATGCACCGACCGGATGCACTGGTACCAGCTGATACTAAGGGTGGAAGCCGTCGTATCTCTGAAGGTGTATATGAATTTAAAGTGGGTGAGCTTGGCGGTACTGTCAATCTTATCGACTGGATTACTGGAACGATAGGGCGTAGTAGTGGCGCTACTGACTTGGCTCAAGGTGGAGTCCAAGAAGTAAGTAAGAAAGCATCTGTTACTTTTGCTGAACAGAAATCAGTATCAAAGCGTATTGGATGGGGTGCTCAGCCATTCCAAGATATGATGGGTGATTTAGGCGGTCGGTTTATTTGGGGGCTTAAAAATCACATGCCAGCCCGGATGGCTATTCAAGTACTAGGTGAGACTGGTTATGACTGGGATGAAATTACTCGTATGGATTTGAATACGACAAAGGATATTAATGTTCTCATTAGTTCATCCGATCAGAAGCAAGCAAGTAATGAAATGAAATCAAAGCGTCGGGCTGAGGCTCTTGGTATGGTGGACCCTAATACTATTAACCCACAGTGGCGTAATGAGCAGATTCTACGCTCTGTTGGTGAATTTGAAGATGAGGAGATTGCACAGGCTCAAGATGTTCAGACATACAACGATCGTAAATCATTATCAAAGGCAAGTGAGGCTATCAATACTATTTTACTTGGTAAGGAGCCATTACTTTGGTATGGAGCAACAGCGGCTTTTATGCAAAAGATTCATGATTTTGCATCTGATAAACAGAGTACATTAGGTGATAAATTTGAGAAGTTGATTAACTATTCAATGGCACACGCTGAGATTGTAAAACAGAATGTTGACCGTAAGGTAGCTGAACAATCGGTCCTAGCCAGTCAAGCTGGGTTACAGGCTTCTCAAGGACAGCCAGGTACTAGTACACCGCCAGCGCCAGCTCAATCAGAAGCAGCTAATCCGGGTATGAGTGGAGGAATGAGTCGAGCGATGAATGTAGCAACAGCCTCAATGTAATATGGGAACTATTCAAGATAAATTAGAACAAGCTCGTCAAATATTTATAACTGATGTCGATGAAGAAACTCGTCTTGATAATCTCGATAAGATAGAGGAATGGAGTAAGTCTATACGTGAGAATACTGCTTTTGCTCAATGGCAAAGCAGTGATATCAGTCAGATTCTTATTAAACAATTTCGAGAAATGTATAGTGAAGCGGCAATGCAATTAGCTGAGCGCCGAGATTTAACAACAGCTCAAAGAGAATCATTGTGGGCTAAACAAGATGCAGCCTTAGTTATGCTAGATTTGATTTCCCGCGATGCTAAAAGTGAAATTGAGAGTATTCATAAGCAGTTAAACCATGCCTTGAGGAGTGTCGTGTAATTCCACAAAATAACAGACTTTTTATAAGATATTAATATTAATTATTTAATCAAATCATATGGCACAAACAGCAGCAGAAAAAGAAGCGGCAGCAGCAGCTAAGTTGGCAGAAAAAGAAGCGGTAGCAGCAGCTAAGGCAGCTCGCACTGAAGCGACTGTCATGTGGCTAGGAAATAGTCGTACTTATACTCGTGAGATTCATGGAGAAGACTTTGAACAGTTAGCAAAGGAATTTGCAGCTAAGAAAAACGGAACCGTCGTATAGTTTGCAGAGGGCTGGAATTGTCTAGCCTTCAACAAAAGATGCGAACCATCTTTTCCCGCGTAGTGCGGCATTACACTACAAGTGTTTATAGGCACACTACAAAATCTATTCCCCGGTGATTATCGGGGTACATAAATAAAAATCATATGAGTACAGAAAATGAAGTAGCAGCAGCAGCTTATGAAGAAGCAGGTATTGAATTACCACTTGATGCTACACCTACGATTGAACCAGCTGTAGTTGAGCCGACTCCGGAACCGGTAACTCCAACTGAGCCAGTAGTAGAACCTGAACCTTTAACAACAGAACCAAGGGAATCCCAGGAGCGCAAGCCACGATCTATCTATAATGATTTAAAAGATACACGAAATAATCTTAAATCAGAACGGGAACTACGTGAGCAAGCAGAACAGGAACGTGACGAGCTAAAGGCTAAGTTGGATAGTAGAACTACTATTCCAGAGTCTGATGAGCTAAAGACTTTCGCTGATAAAATTGGCGCAGATCCAGAAGCCATTAGAGAGATGCGAGAATTGTTTTTAAAAGGACAACAATCAACATCTATCAATCCTGAGTTACAGTCAAAGCTCGATGCGTTTGAGACATGGCAGAAGGATAATGGTCAAGCTATTGCCAAACAACAGTTTGAAGCCGAATTTACATCCGCTGTCCCTCAGTTGCAAAAAATGTTTCCAACTGCTAGTGCTGAAGATATCAGTTCAATGAGAAAAGAACTTGATACTTTGGCACATACCACTGAGTTTCACGATAAAGAAATTGATTATATCGCTTTCAAAAATCAAGATAAACTTTCGTCACTCATTACCCCGCATAAGCGTGGACTCGAATCGAAAGGTCGAGTAGATGCTACAAATATCCCTACTGACTTTAATCCTAATGCTGATATCTCAAAGATGTCTGCTAAGGAAGCGGAAGTATGGGAATCTGAGTATCGAAAAATGAGTAAAGAAGATGGATTATCAACTGATAGTTCAGGTCGTAGAATGTTACTCTAGGATTCCTTTGGTTCGACAATTTATATTTAATTTATGTCTGTAAACCCAAACGTAATGACATTTAAAACAGTATTCTCAGCAGAATACCAAATGTCACACTACCGCGAGCCGGTGTACCAAGTGCTCGCAGATTCTCGTCTTGAGTCACAACTGACAAAAGGACAAACTATTGCTCGCTCATACGCTTCTGACGTTGTTGTAAACGACATGGGTGGCGATGGTAGTTATGAAGTACAAGCGATTACTGATACACAAGAAACTCTTGTTATCAACAAGGAAAAAGAAGCTTCTATCTACATCAAGTCACTTGATGAATTACAAGCTCACCTTCCACTTCGCCAGAAGTATGGTCGCAAGCTCGCTAACGCTCTTGTTAACCAAATTGATGGTGACGTATTGCTCGCTGCTTACCAAGGTGCTGGTACTACTCTCGATGATGGTAGTTTCGCTGGTACTTCTGGAAATGGATTCGCTGTTACAGCATCTAACGTAGCAACACTGTTTGCTACTGCAATGCAAAAGCTTCGATTGAAGAATGTTGTTTACAACAAGCGATTCCAAGCAGGAGCAGGAATGAAGATTGAAGTACCAGAAGGTATGCCGATGGCTGTTATTACGCCAGAAGTTATCACTGCAATTGAACTTTACCTTGGTGGTAAGGACACATTGCTAGGTGATCAGACTTCACGTAATGGCTACAGTGGCTACTTCATGGGCTTTGAAACTTTCAGTTCAAACGCTTTGCCGTGGACAGCAACTTTGGAGCTTCCAACTATTCCTACTGACACTGATACATTGACAATTAACGGTGTAGTACTTACAGCTGATGCTGATGGTGCCGCTGTTGGAGCAGGACATTATTCAATTCAAGCTACTGTTGACCTAGCAGCTGCTAGTTTAGTTGAACTTATCAACGGTACTGGTACAGCTGGCGTAGACAACTATATTGATGTTTCCGCTGCTGATCGTCGAAAGCTAAAGAACATTACTGCTACTTACGACAGTGCTACTAACCTTTTGACACTTGTGTCTTCAGGATGGGGTACAGTTGAAGTATCAGAGGCGTTTACGGCTGCTGGTAACATCTTTACTGTTGGTAAAGAGCAAGTTCACTGCATCTTTGGACTTAGTAAGTCTGTATCACTCGTGATTCAGAAATACCCAAGTCTAACTAACCGACCTTCACCGCAAGCACGTATTGGAGAAGACTTTATTGCATGGACTGTTTACGGTATTAAAGTCTTCGTTGACCAAGCACCGCAAATCGTACAAGTAGCAGTAGACAGTACAAGCTTTACTGGAGCAGCTACAACTGTAAATTAATAGCGTAATTATACTATTATGATTGACACACTAAAAACCATTGGTATCAGTGCTGTAGTAGTAATAGTTGCTCTATTACTTACTGGTAATATCGGAAGTCCTGCCGGAGTTGGCGGAACTTATGAAGTTACTAAACAGTACTTTTCTGCCGGAATTGATGTAACAGGAACAACTGATGTAGATACTCTGAACTCAACTACTGCTTTAAATTCAACCGGAGCAGTAGATTTCAGTAACGGTACAGCTTCAACTAGTGCTACTTTTGGTAAAACTTGTTGGACTATCCTAACTAATACTGGTTCTACTACATATGTTTCTTTCAGAGGCGTAGGTACAAGTGCCACATTAGCAACCTCGACCACCAGCTGTAATTAACAACTAGTGTTCTCGCTCGGCTCTTCTGGAGAGGAGAGCCGCGACGAGAACGGTAATAATAAATAAAATATGATAACACCAGAATTAGTAAAAATCTTAGACGCAGTTACAGCAACTACCACTTCTGAACCAGTCAATATTGAAAATGCAGAGAAAATAACTTTAATGTTAACTCGTGCTAATCACTCTGCTGGATCTAGTGCTTTTGCGGTAACTGTTTCGATTGATGGAATTACTTATGTGACATTTAGTAAGTTGATTAGTAATGTAACCAACACTAACGCTCAGACCAAAACACGAGTCGCTTCTGTCTCTCTTGCTTCTAATACATCTTCTGCCGTTGATATGGACTTAGAAAATAGTATTTTCCGCTGGATGAAAGTAACGGTGACTGAAACAACTGATGGTACTCATACGGCTAAGGCACTTATCCAACGTCACGCTTAAATAACCTTTTATGTCAGTCATCTTACAGCCTTCAAGCTCATTTCCGATAATTCGCCAAATAAGCAACCATTTGGATGCTACGGTCTATTATGTGCGCGCTGTAGTTCGTAATGCTGATGGTGACACGATTTCTACTGTTGATCTCGTTAGTAAAGGTTCACAACGGTATCAGACACGATATCGAGTACCGGTAGACAGTAGCGGGCAAGGTGCTTATATCTCGATTATCACGTCAGTTTATACTGATAGTGGATATACTACGAAAAGTGCTAATTATGGTGATGAGGAGAATACCTATCTTGTTTTCGATAGAGTACTTAGTACGTTAAAAAGTAGTGGTGGAGGTTCGCTTGATATCAGAAGTATTAGACGAGTCATTGCTGAGGAATTAGAAAAAGTAAAACCAGAAGAAGTTGAGAAAGAGGAAAAAGTGGAAGAACCAGAACCAGAAGATACTTTGACTCCTCGTTTAGATACTCTTATTGATACTATTGAAGCTATTAAAGCTGATGTAGCTGCTATTCCGCGTGATGTACTTGATTTAACTGATATTAGGGAAGCCATGCAGACAATTTACTCATCTATCGAAGATAAAGAAGTGACTCCTGAGACTGATTTGAATCCTGTCTATGAAGAAATGGATATCTTAAATAAAGAGGTGATGGATGAGTTACAAGCTCACCGGTTATTTTTGCAAGAAACAAAGACTGATTTAATTGATACGATTACTACAACAGTGAAAGATGCGGTGGATAATACTGAGTTTGTGACTGATTTCCAAGTCAAACCACGTAGGACTTCCAATAAATCAATTCCACAACCAGAGCAGCCAGCGTATGATATGAGTAAGTTAGCATCATAAATTATGACAACAGGAGCCGAACTCACTACATTTATAAACAGTCTTAATGATGAGGCTGATATTGACGCGGCTTTACTTAGTGTTTTAGTTGATTCTGCTCTCGCGATTATAGAAGAAGAACGACCTTGGATGGTTTTACGTAAAACTAATACTAGTAAGACCGTGACAACTGCTAATACTTGGCAGACTGCTATTGACCTGTCAACCATTACTGATTTTTCTCGATTCTATATGAATCAAGATGGGGTAGTAATCAAACTCTTTGATGGCAATAATCGTGTTGACTATATTCAGCTCAAATCTTTTGACCAACGGCTTGAATATAAGGATGTATCTGGTACCGCAGTCTATGATGCTAATACAAAACAATTGTATATCAATGGTACAGTTGCTTTTGCTGGTACTTTGTATATTCCATACATGACTACTACTGATGGTATAGATTTAGCAGCTGCTACAGCTGTATGGGCTACTTTTCCTAAGCGATTCCTACCATTACTGGGATTTTATGCGATTGGTATATTCAAAGGTGCGGTAGACTATGACGAAATAAATCGAGCCATGCTACCAGAAAATAGGGCTACGATGTTAGCTCTAAAGAACGCTTTGGAAAAATGGGATAATGAAATGCAATTAGCTACAATACAATCAAACGATCCTACTAGCTTTCATGGAGGATATCCACGTTTAGGTGCTGTAAATCGTTTTGATGAATAATATGGATTACGAAATAGCTAATTTCTACGGCATTAATTCTGCAATCAAAGACACTAAGGCTCTTAAAGCTGGCTATTCTCCAGATAGTTTGAACTGGATTACGTCAAAAGAGAATGATTCTATTGCTCTCCGTCGTGGTTATGTTCGTCTTGGTGATACTGAAGTTACCGGTGGTGGTAAAGTTACTGGTATTGGTGTTGCGGTAGGTTACAACGGTGATCAACAACTTTGGTTTTCATATGACCGTAAAGTAAAATACTATGATGCCACTCTCGATGATGTTGTTGAAGTAGGTAGTGATATGCTGCCAGTAGCAGCTAATGACGAAGATGTATGGTTTCAACCATACTCTGGACTTGGTGGTGCTTATATGTACTTTGGCTCACCTAACTCTAGTGTCTATAAAGTACCAGTAGCTAATCCAGACAGTGCTGTGGACCAACTCACTAACAACTACCGGTGGGGAGTATTTCATGTTGGACAGAATCGTGCTTTTGCTGGACAGCGCAATGGTACTGTAGCTGGAAATGTTGACCCTACCGGACTATATCTTTCATATATTGATAAGGACCAATTATCAGACTTCACAGCTGTAACTGGGGAAGCTATCGCTAGTTTCCCTCATACTCTTGTAGCTCGTACCGGTGTACGTACAGCAGCGTATGTATCAGTAACTGATACAGTAGAAACATTCAAAGACGATAGAAATGGTAATTTAGTGGGTAGCGCTGGAGGAACTGGTACAGTTAACTATGCTACAGGTGAAATTGATATAACTTGGGGGGCTGGCTCAGCTGGCGGGGCTATTACTTGTGATTATTATCATGAAACAGCTACCACGGCTGGCTTACTTGATTTTACTGGTAGTGCTAACGGTCAAGGTAAATCATTTAGACAAGATGATGGAGGTGGTAACTTAATGGCTATTTTTAATATTAATACCACTCAATATTGTTTCCATGAGAATCGAACTTATCAGTTCCAGTCAACTCTGGATGATACTACTAGTACCAACTTACCTTATCGAAATATCGGTATTCCTTATCCAAGGGCAGCATGGCAGACTCCAGACGGTATTATCTTAGCTGATGTATCACGAGTTAACGAACCTAAGTACCGGCGTATGGCTGTTCTTGCTGGTACAGATATTCAGACTATTGAGCCAAAACCTATCTCGGATGCGCTTGATTTGACCTCTTACGTGCATGATACGTGCGTAGCCTACCGCTGGGGTGATTATGAGATTTTCTGTGTACAGAAGAAAGTTTTAGGCGTAGCGGAAGGATTTAATAGCATTATGTGGGTACATAATGTTGTCTCAGACGCTTGGGATAAATTTGATTATTACGTTTCATGTTTAACTGAATTAGACGGCTCTCTTATAGCGGGTGATTCTATTTCTAATAATGTTTATACTTTATTCTCAGGCTTTGATGAAGATGGTGGTGTTATAACTAACTACTGGGAATCGAGTGTTTTGAATTTGGGTATTCCAAACCTAAAAACTTGCCGCCGACTAGTAATTGAAGGACTCATCCAATCAGACCAACAACTGGCTATTGATGTATCGTATAGTGGGGGTGCTTGGACCGAAGTATTTATAGTTGATGGACAAGCTTCATATGTTGATTCAGGGATTGAAATTTCTATCGGTTCACGAACTATTGGTTCTGGTGTAATTGGTGGCGGTGCAGAAGAAACTGCCTCACCTTACGAGATTGATTTTAAACTCAACTCAGACCGTTTTGTGGATATCGCTGTTCGATTACGAGCGCTGGCAGTGGGGTATGTTTCGGTCAATGCTTTGACTTTTAAGGATATAAGAAATAAAGGAAAGAAAAATATCCCTTCTCGTACTCAATAATTCCACATAAGACACTCTTTCTTGTAGAGTAACAACATGAATAAGTTTAATATTTTAGCTGGATTGGTGGGGGTTATTGCTGCTTTTACAGGTTATTTATTTTTTAGTAATCAAGTAGAAAATGTTATTAGTGTCGGTACTGAGTTACCGCAAGCAGTCGCTTTGTTTGAAACGAGTCTAGCCGCTCCTATCACTTCAACAGCTGTCACTATGACACTGACTAGCAACAGTATTCGTGGTGGTGGTTCTCTTTCGGGCTATAACTGTTTTACTATCGACCAAGGTTCAGCTCAGGCTGAGTTCGTCTGTGGTACGGCATCTAGTACTAGTGTGACAGGACTCACTCGTGGTATCAGTCCTAGTGATGGTACTACCGCTGTAGCTGCCTTACAGTTTGCTCATAGACGCGGAGCTAGTGTGAAGATTACGGATTTCCCTATCATTCAGATTTTACGAGCACAGAATAATGGTGATGGTACTTTTGAGAATGCGTTACGCTATGCTGGGAGCGTTGTACCATCCAGTGCTAATGATTTAGCTGATGTAGGCTATGTACTTTCAGTAGTGAATGGTGGATCAGTTAACTTTGATGCCCTCGTAGTAGCTGGTACAGCAGGAGAGACACTTGCAACAAGTACGCTTGTCTATTTTAAATCTTCCGACCAGCGGTGGTGGAAAGTAGACATTGATGACACTACTACGTTTCAAGATAAAGCTGTTGGGTACACTAGAGGTAATGGAACTGCTGGTAATTCCATCGGCGGTGGTGGGGTATTACTTAAAGGGTTACAAACAGGTCTTACAGGTCTTACAGCTGGCAGTACATACTATGCTTCAACAACAGGAGGTGCTTTAGGAACTGCTACTACTGCTTTACCAGTTGGAATAGCTAAATCAACTACTGAGTTACAATTTGACCCAGTAATGATAGGAGTGCCACGATTAGCAATGAATAATACTTTTACAGGGAATAATACGTTTACAGGAACAGTAACCGGAGCTTTTAGTACTCTTGTAACAACTTTTAATGCTTCTGGTACTTGGAGTATATCAACTACATCTAAGATAGTACGTGTGCAGGCATGGGGAGCTGGTGGTTCGGGCGGATCAACTAACATAAACTCAAGTGAAGCTGGCGGTGGCGGTGGCGGCGCTTATTGTGAATATTGGTTCTCCTCTACAGAAGCTAGTACAAGTCAATCTGTCAATATTGCAACAGGAGGAGCTAGTGTATCTGGGTCTTCAGCAGGAAACACAGGAGGGAATACTACTTTTGGTTCTTTATTAACAGCGTATGGCGGCGGTGGCGGTGGAACAGGTACAACAGAAGCTGGTGGCGGTGGCGGTGGCGGCTGTGTAGCGGCTGGTGGAACAGGGAGTGGAGCTACAAATGGCACAGCGGGCGACAGCCTTTCTGGAGCTGGTAGTACTGCGGGATATAACGCTGCTGGCGGTGGAGCTGGACAGGCAGCAGGTTCATTAACTGGTGGTGCATCTTTTCAAGGTGGAGCTGGTGGAGGTGGTGCCAGTGCAACAAATGGAGTGGCTGGCGGCACATCCCTTCATGGCGGATCTGGCGGAACTGGAGTTACTCACGCCACTAATAGCGCAACAGCCGGTTCGGTACCGGGTGGCGCTGGAGGAGCTAAACACAGCTCTGCTGGTTCTGGTTCTTCTGGAGCTGGAGCTAATGGTCGCGTAATCGTAACTGAATACTTCTAACATGGCATCTTCAGAACTAACAAAATTAAGTACGGACTTAGCCACTCAAAATGGTGTAACTACTCCAACACCAGCGCCAGCTAATGAGTCTATTACTGATACTTACAATCGAGCAGCTGGTGTTGTAAATAGTGATCCAGCTGGTATTCGCGGTGGAGATACAACACCTGTAGCGCCGCCGCCAGTGCTAAGAAACTCAAGAGGTGGTATAGATAAGCC